CATTCGGGGTGCTTGAGACCGGACGAAGGGCAGGAAAGATACCATACGGCTTCCGTAGCATCATCCGGCAGTGGATGAAGGACAAGGGGCTGCACGGTACACCTATACCCTACAAGACCGACCGGGCACACAAGTATACACCACAAGAGCGTGGCGACATGAGCATGGCAGGAGCAATCGCACACACCATCGCCAACAAGGGGTCTAAGCTGCACCGGACTGGCGGCACGGCTGACGTATACAGCAACGTCGTTCCAGACACAATGAAGCGGCTTGGGCAGCGACTTATTTTCTTAATCCACCAGTCGGTGGGAAGTATAAAACTTAACAATGAGACGGTATGAGACAGACGACAAAAAACAATATCACGATTCAATACCCGGACGCTGTAGGATTCGCATTCTTGCCTTGCATCATCAAGGCGAGCGGAAGCAACCTATCGTGGATTGAGGTAATAATCAGACATATCAACATAGAACGTTCCTACAATGTGGAAACGTTTAACGGCAGTTGTATAACTGACTTCAAGACATACGTGCAAGCTCTTTTTGACGGACATATCAATGCAGCCTACGATTGGACGATAGGCTATGATTCCAGCATTCTAAACCGTCTCGTGAGTATCAAGGTAAACGCATACGATGACGGAAACGTACAGCTTGCGAGCGTAGACTTCACCACGAACATAGTTTGGGGCGCACCAAAGTATGGGGAGACGTGGAACGGCTACAAACGCCTTACATGGTTTACTCATTATCCGTTCACCTTTGGCATATACTTAAGCAAGTTGAACGCCAACCTACTAATCGGTTACGAGGGAGTACCAAATAAGCTACTGAAGATTCCTATTAACGGTATGGTGGACTTCTACGCAGGCATATTGCCTAGTGGTGCAAAATACTGGAACATCTACGACTATGATGGAGAGATTCAGCAGGGAACGTTTGACAATACTTTCGACCTTACTTTCAGTCTAGCCACCGGTGGCAAGCAGTCTCTATTGCTTCGCATCGACAGAGACGATACCGAGAGCGGTATCTATTTACGTTGGATTGACCGACACGGATTTATCCGCTATTGGCTCTTTGCGGCTGGGGAGGAAACGAGGGAAATAGCCAGCGACCTGAGTTTCATACGCAACAATTTAGACGATTACCTATACGGCTACTATGGCGATAATGGAAGAAGGCAGGGATACAATCGTACGGACTCCATCAAGCTTTGTGCTCCTTTGGTAGACCGAGATACGTTTGATATGCTGCAAGACTTAACCAGCAGCCCAGTTGTTGACATGTACCTCGGTGGAGACTGGACGCAAGAGGAAGATGAGTGGATGAGCGTGACAATCAAGGCAGGAAGCTACACGAAGAGCACAGCTTGCTTGCAGGATTTCGTGTGTGAAATGATTATTAACAACATTAACGTTCAGAGACTATGATAGACCAGCAACTTTACATTGACGGTGTTTTGATGGACTTGCCGGAGAACACCGATGTGGTGCTCGACATCAAGAGCAACCTTTTTCGTGACGTCACGAAAATGACCTCGAACTACACGTACACCATCCAGTTGCCACGGACTGTTCACAACCTTTCAGTTTTGCAGCAAGCGGACAGACCGAAGAGCGGCAGCAGATACCCCTATATTTTCCATAAGTGCAGTTTTTTCCGTGGAGGTGTACAAATTATCAAGGACGGACGTTTGAACGTTCTGGGCATCGAGGAAAATATCGATGTCTCAATCTATTGGGGTATAATGCCAGCGTTCACGAAGCTACTAGAGAGCGGAATGAAACTGAACGAACTGGGAGTGACAGACAGAGTGCTTTTTGAAAAGTACAACACTCCAAACACCAGGGAGGAAGCCGTGAGCAATGGGATATTCTTTGCTTATTACAATCCATACCGAATTGAGAGCAAAGATAACTTTGGCATTAATTTGGTGCAGAGGAATAAATATACCACGACACAATACTCGCCTAGCCGTGGACGCATCAGAACAGGTACAGAGGTCGGAAAGTATATAAGCGGAAATATAGAGAGCGCATCGAACATGATCTGTGCTCTTATCCCTTTCTTGCCATCATCAACGGCAAATGTGCAAGCGCAAGGAAAGGGCGATTACAGAAGCTATGCAGTACTGGATAAGTACATGCGGGTTATATCCGTGAGCGGAGAAGATGAGACGCTGGAAGTATACACCATCAGAGGAGAGGCTAGAGCTGCATACCTCGTAGTGAATGCACCTGCCGAATATTACAGCACTCTGTCGCTATCAGTTACCGGGCTGACACCTATGCACGAAATGATAGATGGCGATAATAAGGAGGATTTCGTAGGCGATGATGTGGCGGTGGATGAATATAAAACGTCCCCAAAATTCTTGCAGCCATGTGTGACCGTGAACTGGCTATTGTCAAGGATAGCGAGGAAGTCGGGCGTATCTTTCGTGTGGCAGGATGATGAAGCAAAGAAGATGTTGAACAACCTAGTTGTGCCTATAATCAACAACAAGGCAGACGACAAGACAATCATCGGTAATCTGACCGCAGACGTTAAGAGTCGTGACGGACTGGGAGCACTCACCCTTTCCATAAGCAACTCCATAACTTCCGTATCGCCAAGCACTGGCGAAGACGTGCAGAAACTGACGATAACAAAGGATTGCGAACTGGCCTTTGATGTGCAAGTGCAATACTACGTCAGACATCAGTTTGAAGACGCAGCGGAGATTCAGTTGCCTATGGGCGTGAAAATGACCGTTACAACGCCAAGCACTACTGGAGGTGAGGCATCCACGCAGGAATACGAGTTCGGAGATTTGAAGTACGAGGATGGACAGGTTAAGTACCCAGTCGTACTACGCAGATATGCTATCGATGGCTATCTTTATTTGCTTTCGGCAGGGACAAACACTATATCGCTAAAGAAGGACGATGTATTGACGTTTGAGACTATCATGCACGGAATAAATACAGTCAACATTCCTTCCGTTTATGGCGGCAAAATCACTGCGAGCGTCAAGAGTGGGGACAGCGTTCCGATTGGTGGAAGTTTCCCTATCGGCATAAATCTGCCTGAAATCGAGGTAACAAACTTCATTAAGTTTCTGGCTTTGATAACTGGCTCGTTCCCTAGGCAACTGACCAACAGCACGCAAGTGCAGTTTATCATGTTTACCAGAGTTTGGGCAAACAAGGCGAACGCCTACGACTGGAGCGGAAAACTCATTCCGTATGACCGCCAAGGTGCACCACGGAAAAGCGAGTATTCCGTTTCAGACTTTATGCAACACAACCGCTACAAGTGGAAGGAAGACGAAGAGACAACCGGGGACTATGATGCAGACCTCGTAATCAGCAACCAGACTTTGGACTATGAGCAGGACACGTGGACGCTACCTTTTGCAGCCAGCGATGACAATCGCATACCGATAAGAACACTGGATTCTTTCGGCATGAAGAATGGTGGAGAGTATAAGGGATGCAAGGAGCGAATAATGACGCTTAGGGATGACAAGGAGCAGGCGGCACTGCGATTCGACATTGACCTTCAGAACATCTTCGATACGAAGTACAAGCAGCTTGCAGCAAGCATCGCCAAGGCGCACGTAATCACAGAGCGGCTCAATCTGTCGGACTTGGATATTCTGGATTTTGACGAGACGAAGCCAGTGTACCTTGCCCAGTATGGAGCGTATTTTGCGGTTCTCGAAATCAAGACAACAAACAGCGGATATTGCGAGGTTACAATGATAGAGTTGAACAACTAAAAAGAAAGAACTATGGTAAGTGAAGACAAACAGCAGATTCTTGACATCAAGGTCAAGTACGAGGATGCAATCTATGGCATCATCAGATACAAAGAGAAGATAGACCAGTTGAAGGCAAGCATCAAGGACTTGCAGCAGCAGGAAAAAGACAAGACCATCACGACCAACGAGATGAAGGTGCAGACGGAAGCCATCAACGCAACCATCAAGGAGTATCAGTACAACGTGCGCACCTTGCGGAAGGAGATCCAGAACAACGTGCGCACAGAGAACGAGCAGGAAGGCAGCTTGAAGCAGCTGCGTGCCCAGCTTTCCAATGCCACCAAGGCTTACGATGAGATGAGCCGTGCCGAGCGTGATAGTTCCAAGGGTCAGGAGATGCAGGAGCATATCCAAGACTTGATAGAGGAGCTGAAAGAGGCTGAGGAGGCTACTGGAAGATTCCAGCGCAGTGTCGGCAGCTATTACGATTCCATGATGAAGGCGGCTGACGACCTGCAGAACACCGAGTTTTTCGGTTTTGATGTTGTTGATGATACTGGAATCGGAAAGGTTATGGAAATGGGAAAGTCCGTGGAAGACCTAAAGGTAAAGTTTGGTGCCTTGAAAAATACGGCTCTTTCCTTATTGACCAACCCTTATTTCCTCGCCATGGCAGGTGTGGCTGGTGTCGGAATGGCATTCAAGTGGTGGTATGACTACAACAAGGGATTGATGGAAGCCACACGACTGACGAAGCAGTTCACCGGATTGACCGGAAACGAGATGAAATCCGTGCGCAACGAGGTTCTTGCGGTATCCAATACATTCGGTTTGGAATTCACGGAGACGATGCAGTCTGCTAATACGATGAGCAAGGCTTTCGGCATTTCCGTTTCTGAGAGTTTGAAAATTATGCAGGACGGACTTGTGAGCGGTGCAAACGCCAACGGAGAATTCCTCGATACGATTAAGGAATACCCGAGATACTTCAAGGAAGCCGGACTGAGTGCAGAGGAAATGGTGGCAATATCAACGCAAGCGACCAAGGAGGGAATTTTCAGCGACAAGGGTGTTGATACCATCAAGGAAGGAAATATACGACTGCGAGAAATGACAACCGCTACGGCTGCTGCGCTTGACGGAATAGGCATTTCTTCCAAGCAAGTTCAAAAGGACTTGCAGGACGGAAACAAGACCACATTCCAGGTTATGCAAGAGGTGGCTAATAAGTTAAAGGAACTTCCGCAATCAAGTGCTGCTGTGGGTAGCGCAATTGCCAACATCTTCGGTGGTCCGGGAGAGGATGCCGGGCTTGCTTATATCGAAATTCTCGGTAATATCGAACTTGATATGGACAAAGTGAAGGCAAAGTCCGGTGATCTCGCCAAGGCACAAGAAGACGAATTGAACGCAACCAAGGAATTGCAGGACGCAATGGCTTCTCTGTTTGATTACACAGGGGGTGGCTTCGAGAACATGAAGGCTCAGTTGTCAACGATTGCAAAGAAATCACTTACGGCAGTTATCAAGGGAGTTGTGCAGGCAATCAACTACTTCATCGACTGGTACAATGACAGCCTTCTGTTGCGAGGGATAATCAATGCACTCGGGACAAGTTTCCGCTTGATGTGGAACGCAATCAAACTCGTATGTAATCTCGGAATAGACGCATTCAAGAGGATGGGCTTTGCAGCCAAGGGCATGCTTGATATTCTCGAAGGTATCGTGACTTTCGACCTATCAAAGGCACAGAAGGGATTCAAGGAGATATTCGACATTTCCGGCACTATCAAGGAAGCATGGCATGACATCAAGAATGCTGGTATCGAGATCGGAAACTCATTTGCAGACGGATTCGAGAACACCGTGAACGGAAGGCTCGAGCACATAAAGCTAGCCAGCGTGAACGGTGGAGCGACCAGCAGCGAGCCAGCGAGCGGAAACATGGGAACGACACCAGCAGCCAAGGGCAGCACTGCCAAGACCAAGGCACAGAGAGCCAAGGAAGAAGCGGAAGCAAAGGCAGAAGCAGAGCGCAGGAAGAAGCAGGAAAAGGAATTGCAGGAAGCGATTGCGCTTATACAGTACAAGTACAACGAGCAGGTAATGGACGCAAAGAAGCGATACCTCGCAGGCATGTACGACAACGAGCGAGATTACAGCAACGACCTCGAACAGCTTGAGAAGAACATGGTAGCGAGGAGCATTGACGCATACGTGGCGGCAGGGCAAATCGGAGCGGAAAAGGCGCAGGAAATGCAGGCAAAACTTCTCGACATCATGATTAAGGCGAAAGCGGACTTGAAGAACCAAGCCAAGGAGATTGTGGACGAACTCAACAAGGAGTTCGAGGATGCAGAGAAGGCACGCAAGGATGCGGACATCATGAACGGTGGCACTGGAGAGGAAGACGATACAGCCAAGCTGGAGAGATACAAGGCTTTCCTGGAGCAGAAGCTAGCAACGACACAAGAGAATGTTGAAGCGCAGAAGCAGCTACAGCAGGAACTACACGATACGACTTTGCAGTTGCAAGCTGACGAAAACAAGAACAAGCAACAGAAACTTCAAGAACAGAACCAAAAGATAGCCGATTATATCGGGGCAATCGGTGATGGTTTATCTTCGTTTTTCGAGAGCCAGGATCTGACTTTCCATAATTTCCTAAAAACCATGCTGACGACCTACCTAGATGCGATAGAGAAGCAAATAACTGCGACTTATGCAGCTATTCTTGCAGATAGTATTCTTTATGGTGGATGGGCAGGAGTTGCAAGTGCAGCAGCCAAACTTGCTTTAATCAAGGCAGCGTTTGCAGCAGCCAAGGCAGCAGTCAAGGGATTCTCCACTGGTGGCTACGTCCAAGGCTCGGGAACCGGAACCAGCGACAGCATCCCGGCAAGGCTTTCCAATGGCGAGAGCGTAATGACAGCCAAGGCGACTTCAATGTTCAGTCCGATATTATCCGCATTCAACCAGCTAGGCGGTGGTGTTCCTATCGTAGTAAACAACGGGAGCAGCAACATCGGCATGGATATGCTGGCGGCAGCTGTAGCTAGAGGGTATCAGATGGCTCCACAGCCAGTAGTGAGCGTGGAAGAAATAAACCGCACCCAGCGGAGAGTGCAGACGATAGAGAATATCGGCAGGATTTAAAGGGTAGTTATTTCTTCAAGATTCGCGTTCTAAGCGGTTTTCGCTTAAAGGTGGTAAAGTTACACACACAAGGCAATAAAAACCGCTTAGAACGCAAAAATTCGGCTTATTTAGAAAAATTAACTGCTTACGAGATAAACATATTGAAAAATATCGTATCTTTGCAGCGTTTTAAAACTTAAAAAATCACGATTCAATGGCAAAACTCAGAATATACAACGACATCGACAGCCAAGACAACAAGTTCTGGTATCAATGGTTTGGAGGTGATTGCGTATGTTTTCAAGACATAGATGCTTTTGCGGCAAGCATACCGAAAGACGATGATACCATCGATATGCGCATCTTCTGCAATGGCGGCTCTGTGGTCGAAGGTTGGGCGATTTATGACCGACTGCGGCAGAGCGGTAAGAAGATTTCCTGCACTGTAGAGGGCAAGGCAGCATCCATGGCAACAATCATCATGCTCGCAGCACCGAAGGAGAGCCGCAAGGCATACGAGAACGCTGCCTTCCTCCTGCACAACCCTTGGGTTCCTGGCTGGTGTCTTGGCGACCAGCTGAACGCAAAGGACTTGAAGAATCAGAGCGAGGAAATGCAGATGTGGCAGGATAAGATGGTGGACGCATACGTAGAGCGGTGCGAGTGCGACCGGGAAGAGATTCAAGCCTTGATGGATAAGGACATCTTCATCAGCACCAGCGAGGCTATGCGCCTAGGTCTTATCAGCAGCACCGTTGCACCAATCAGCGCAAGCGCATCGAAACGCAATATCGAAAATTTTATTAATTCAAAACAACAAAATCCAAAAGCAATGGAGAAGAAAACAGAAGTAAAGGCTTCTCTCCTCGACAAGATTCTCGCCAAGTTGGGCGTGAAGACACTGGAGGAAGCAGAGCAGGCGGTGGCAGAGCCACAAGCCAAGGCAGAGCCAAAGGCGATGGAGCTCAACACAGCAGACGGACAGACACTGACCGTTGAGCGTGAAGAGGGAGATCCACAAGTTGGCGACAAGGCAAGTCCGGACGGAACGTTTGAAATGCCGGACGGTAAGACAATTGTTGTCGAGGACGGTGTAATTACCGACATTCAGACCGCAGACAACACCGACAACGACAATGAGGGCGGTGAAGGCGGTGAAGGCGGCAGCGCATCAAGCACCGACAACGACACTGTAGCCAAGTTGAAGCAGCAGGTAGCAGCACTCAAACAGCAGTTGAACGAAACCAAGGCGCAGCTGGCAGGCGCACAGAAACTCGCAAAGAGCAAGGAAGACATGCGCATCCTGAATGCCGTGAAGATGGCAGGCGGTGCTGAGAAGGTGTTGGCAGGCTACAGCAGCCACTACCAGCCAGCGCAGCGACAGCCAAGCGGCAAGGGCGCAGGCGACAACGTGAACGCTGTCGAGGAAGGCAAGAACGCTATCAAGGAGAGACTTGCAAAGCTCCACAAAAAGGGCAAGAAGTAACAAAGTATTAACCCATTAAATCAAAAGAAAATAATGGCAGGATTTACAAAACAGCAGCTTGAGAACCTTACACTCGAGCCAGAAAACCTCGCAAGCATCAAGGATGCCGTGCAGGAAACCTTCTACAACGATGAAGACTTCTCTTCATTCGTGAACATTCAGAAGGTCAAAGAGAAAGACCCTATCGCTCTTCTCGGAGAGATGGAAATGGTCGGTAAGAAGGGTGGCGGTTGCGACCCTACCTATGAGGAGAAGGGTATCGCAAACTCTCAGAAGCGTTGGGAATTCGGACAGTGGGAAATCCCAGTCAAGATTTGCTACGAGGCAATAAAGGGAACCATCGGAGAGTATTCACTGAAGACTGGTACAGCCATTGGCGACCTCACCAGCACCGACTTTATGGCAATCTATGCAGATGCACTCCAGCGAGCCATGGAGCAGATGATTTGGCGTTTCGGCTGGCTTGGTGACAAGGAGGCAGCATTGTCAGGTGAAGGTGGCGGCAAGCTGACAGCAGGCTTAGATGTCAGTAATTTCAATGTATGCGATGGTCTCTTCAAGCGCATCTTTACAGCCACAGCGACAAAGAACCATACCGCCATCGCAGCCAACAGTAAGGCTACGGCAGCAGAGCAGATTTCTGAATTGCGCAAGAGTGGTGCGGCTACTACACTTGTAGACACCATCCTGATGGATGCAGACACACGTATCGTAGACGATAGCGATGCCGTATTGCTCATGACACGCTCGCTTGCTGACGCATTGACCTACGACCTCAAGAAGACCTACCACGACATTATGCCATGGGAGAAGTTGTTCGATGGATTCGAAGTAGCGACCTACAACGGAGTGAAGATTGCACGTGTCGGCATCTGGGACAGAATGATTAAGGCATACGAGAAGGGCGAGGCTACAATCAACCTTCCACACCGTGCGGTATTCTGCAATCCTAAGCACCTTATGATTGGTACAGACGCAGACAATCTCATCAGCGACCTCGACATCTGGTTCGACAAGAAGGAGCGCAGAAACTATCTCTATGCTACCGGTAAGATTGGCACGGCTCTCCTCGAAGAGGACATGATCCATGCAGCTTACTAATCGCTTCAAATTTTCAGTTTAGTATTAAGTTATTTTGACAATCCTCAACACCCACAAAACGGTGTTGGGGATATAACAATTTAAAACGAATTAATATGGCAACAACTTGCGAGAGCCTTATCGCTCAGGACATCATCATCCCTTGCGAAGACCAAGTAACAAAGGGACTGGAGGGCGATGGACTTATCATCAACCGAGACGACATCGACTTCACCAAGTCAGTTGTAGCGGGCAATATAATTAAAACATTAGTTTTGAAGACTGGCAAGAAAGCATACGCTATCCGGCAGGAAGGCAGCAAGCCATTCACTGGAACCAAGACCGAACTGACCGTTGGCACGTATCGCAACAGCTGGAAGAACACAGTGGCAGTCGTGGTATTGGCAAACACACCTGACGTTTGCGCAAATATCATTGACGGACTGGCGAACGGAAAGTTCGTCATCATCCTGCGAAACCTTTCAAAGGGAGCGGACGGAAAGGCAGAGTATCAGGTGTTCGGATATGCGCAGGCACTGAAGGCAAGTGCAGGCGAGAACGACAAGTACTCAGACGACACCGAGGGTGGCTGGCTTATCACGCTGGAAGAGGAGAGCGTACCGAAGGCAGCTTATTTCTTCTTCGACACAGACAGCGAGACCACAGCAGCCAAGTATAAGAGCCTTCTGACGGAAGCAGCAGCGTAGCCTATGACATACAAGGAAGCAACAGCCAAGGTCTGGGAGTTGAAGGCACGTTTCGACAGTCCCTTTGATGCAACCGACAAGGCAGTTATTGAAACTCTCTATTTTGAGGTAACGCACAAGCGGTTTGTACCGACAACCTGCCAGCAGTGTTACCACGATGCTTTAATCGAAATTTATTTAAAACTCAAAAAAGAAAAGGCAATGCCAAAAACATGTAATTACGCTATGAAGGCAGGTTTCATCATTTCCTGCCCGGATTTCTACCATGGTAAGATTTTCACTAATGAGAACCTGACCGACAAGGTAGCGCACGAATATCTGACGAAGTACCCACACATGGAGAGCTACTTCCAGAAGATACCCAGCGAGGAACTCATCGAGAACAAACAGCAGCCAGCAGGCAGCGACAAGAAAAAGACCTCGACCAAGCCGAGAAAGCAGGCAAGGAAGAGTAACAAAACAACAAGTAAAACGACACAAGCAGTATGAACGTTAAGACAGTTAAGAAGCCAAAGCGAAGGGTTGATATTGGCTACGTCAGCCGATTCAAGATGCAGGCATACGGATATGATAATCTATATCCGCAGAACCTCGCACGCATCACTGAAGCCAGCGGTACGGCAATGCTGTGCCTTAACCGATATGCCCGATTCATTGAGGGCTACGGCTTTGATAGCGACATTCTAGCAGCGTTGACGATGAACCAGCAAGGGGACACGGCAGACGATTTGCTCCGGAACGTAGCGCAAGACCTCGCACGCTTTGGAGGCTTTGCCATTCATGTGAACTACAACGTTCTAGGGCAGGTGTCGAGCGTGAGCCACGTACCCTTTGAGAATTGCCGACTGGAAGAGACGGACGACAAGGGGAACGTGGCGCACGTCTTGCTGCATCCAGACTGGGAGCAGAAGAAAACGAGGAACGGAAAGCGGTTGATGGTGAACGACAAGACTATCGAGCGCATCAACGTCTTCAACCCCGACCCCGACATCGTTCTTAAGCAGATTGAGAACGCTGGCGGCATCGACAGCTACAAGGGACAGATTCTGTGGCAGAGCCTAGACGGACAGTTTATCTATCCGACAGCCAGCTACGATTCAGCCATCACTGAGATTTCAACCGATGAGGGACTTGGCAACGTCAAGATGAGAAACGTCCGCAACAACTTCCTAGTATCGTGCATGCTCGTAACCAAGAAGGGTGTTCCGAAGTTCAACGAGGAAGGCGAAGAAGTGGAGAGCGGACAGATGATTTCAGATGAAGACCTTTTGCAGTTCCAAGGGGACGAGAACACAGCGAAGATTCTTGCGGTCGAGGTGGAGAACGAGGAAGACGAACCGAAGGTAGTGGCTTTCCCTACGAAGAACTTCGACAAGGAGTTTTCCGTGACAGACAGCAGCGTTATCGAACGCATCTACGCACAGTTCCATCAAGAACTCTTCTACTCAATCCGTATTGGCAAGCTGGGATTCAGTGGACAAGTTATGCAGGACGCTTACGAATACTATGCAGGCGAAGTGACGACCGAGCAGCGATTCATCGAGCGAGCCTTCAAGAAGATTTTCAACAGCTGGCACGACCCAGCCATTCAGAACCTAGACCCTAAGCTACAGCCGCTAAAGTATATCAGCAGCGAGGTGGCAGGTAATAACACGATAGACTAATTTATTGAGCCTATGGGAGAACAAAGAAAACAACTTATCACGGTTGATCAGTTCCGGGAACTGGCACGACCGACCAGCACACACCTAGATGAGGATGAGGTGAACGCATACATTCGTGAATGCGAAGATGCGAACATCATACCAGCCATCGGGTGGAAGCGGTTCAAGGCAGCAACCGAGCAGGGAGAGTGGGGCGATTCAGTATTGCCCGATTTCCAGCCTGCAACTTTCCTGGACGGTGGCGAATACACCACCAAGAAGGAGGGCGATTGCAGCCAAGACGAAACCAAGGTGCAGAAGTACACCAGCGGAATACGCAAGGCACTCGCTTATTTCACGTATGCGAGGCTTTTTCGTGCCGATGGCACAATTGTAAGCCGAGCAGGTGGAATGCGCCACAGAGACGATTATTCAGACCATGTTCAAGACGTATCGAGCAACAAGCAGTACAACGACATATTGGATATGGCAGAAAGATATTTATCAGATGCACTCGAATACCTCAAGGCATTCACCACGAAAGGGGAAGTGAAGGCACAGCGAGGAACGAGGTCACACATTCACGCAATAGGCAACTAAAAGCAAATAAGTTATGAACGAGGATATTCAAAAAATGCTCCGTATGGCAGAGATGATACGAGATGCAACGCAGGTTGGAGAAAACACAGCGGTGCGTGTCGGCACGGAAATTTACGACATCGTTGTCGAGTTAAGCAGGATGCTTGACATGATGGACGATAAACTGGAGAACGATGCGGTCGTTAGGATTATCAAGAGTGAACTCGCCAAGATAACAATAACGGATGCGCAAATTGCGGATGGGGCGATAACGGCAGCGAAGCTTGCCGATGGCTCTGTAAAGAACAGACACCTAGCATCCAATTGTGTGACCTCAGATAAACTACAACCGGGAGCGGTCAAACACGACCATCTGACCGAGGACTGTATATCAACGGGAAACATCAGAGACGGCAGCGTGACAGCAAAAAAACTCGGCACGGACATCTACAAGGATATCGCAAACAAAGTGACCGACATCGTGACGAAGGACTTCCCTCCAGCAATCACGGAGGAACAGATAACAGATATTACTAGTAAATAACAATTTAAAACAATAGATTATGCAATTTTTAGACGCAATTGGACTTGCTTCCTTTTGGAAGAAGATTAAGAACTGGGTTAATATTAATTATTTATCATTAACTGGTGGTACAATTAGAGGAAGTGTGTCTTTTCTTAATGAGGCAGACGGAGGTAAGTCTATAAGAATAGACCCATCCAATATTACTAATAGTAGGTATGGGGTTAATTATCTTTTCGCAAGTGGAAAAATGATTCCTATTGGTGAAGCTAATGGTGTTGCAGGACTTGATGCAAATGGAAATGTTCCATTAGCCCAATTAGGTAATCTTGATACTACAGTTGCAGAAGTAGTAACTGCTCTTCCTACAACTAATATTAAGAAGCATATTTATCTTATTAAAGATGCTAGTGGCGTTACACAAAATCAATATGAGGAATATATTTATACTGGTGATACCAGTGCAACTTATGATGCTTCAAAATGGGAGAAACTCGGAGACTTCCGTGCTACACTAGACCTTGCAGATTATGCTAAAAAGAGTGAGACTGTTAACTTGAGTGAAATTAAAGTGATCCAAAACGTTCTCGATTCTACACCACAAGGACAGGTACTAAAGCAGGTTATACGTTTCTCTGCTATAAAGGGTGGCACTAGGGTAGAAATAGCACTTGAAGATGCCACATCAAATATGGCAGGCTTAATGTCTATACGTGACAAGAATAAATTGGATAGAATAGCTGAGGGCGCCAATAACTATTCCCTTCCACTTGCAGCCAATGGTACACGAGGGGGTATTCAAGTAGGTTATACAGCCAACGGAAGAAACTATCCAGTGCAGTTGAGTGGAGAGAAGGCATACGTTAACGTTCCATGGACTGACACGAACACCACCTACGATTTGTCGCCTTATGCTAAGACGGCAGACGTAAATAAAGCCCTATCAAGGAAGGTTGACGTGGTAAGCGGAAAGGGGCTTTCGACCGAAGACTTCACGTCAGCACTCAAAACCAAGTTGAACGGCATCGCCAATGGCGCAACAGCAGACAGCGCAATCCCAACATCGGTAATTGATGCATTAAATTAGAAAGGAGGTTTGTATGAATTTCTTGGATGAAAGTGGAATAAAGAAGCTTTGGACGAAAATAAAAGCAAATTTTGGTACAGCTATTGTTAATAATTCTGATTATCGAAACGAAACAGACGCCTCAGGATATATTAGTATTCCATTTGTCGCGAATCATCAGATTGTTAACATGGATATAACACGGAGTATCAATGTATACAATTGGTTTCAAAAGGCATCGAAAGGAGGCATCCTGGAGGTAGTCTTTGCAGGAGCGCAAGGAGCTAGCACTTATTGCTCTAACAATGGTAATAGCTACATGTATAAAATGCAATTATCATCACATGGTCCACTTATTAATAAGATTGAATATTTGACAACGACATATGATACCTATACACGCTTAATCAAGACAGATGATAATAAACTTGTTGTTGCAGAGTTTGTCCAAAACAAGTAAAACTAAAATTAATAAACAAACAAAATATGAATGACAAGGAGAAAGAACTATGGCGAGTTATAGACAACGTAATCAAGTGTTGTGCTATTGAACTGCCGAGCGGAGAGTTGAGCATTACGAGAGAAGACGTTCTCGGCAAGTCTCGAGCAGAAAACCTCGTAATGACACGATGTATGGTCGTTGAGCAGATGATACACGCAGGATTCAGCATAACGACCACTGCGACCGTATTAAACCGCACCGTTCCAGCTGTGAGACATCTTTGCAAGATGGCTTACACTTATCTCGGCACGTCTCGAGTTTATCGACTTGCCACGGCACAAGCGACCTTGCTAAACAAGGACGTTGAGCCGATTTGTGTTTAATCAAAAAATAAAAAGAAAATAACCAAAAGCGTTCTTTGACAATAATTCGATAAATACCAGTGTACTAACTTTTTGGAGCGAGCCGAAAATCAGAGTAACTTTGCAGCGGATTCCAATATTTGGTTTCCACAACGTAATTAACTCAAAATTATATGGCAGACACAATCGAGAAAGTTTATTGCACTGGGGACGGTGGCAATGACAACCTAGCAGCAGCCTTGCTCGCTAGAGGTAGAGACAATGATCCAGCGACTATGCTGGCAGCAATGAACGGTGGTATGGGTGGAGGTTGGAACAACCCATTCGCCTACATGATGATGTTGGGAATGTTCAGATTCATGTACGGTGATGGCTGGAACGGACAGAACGGCAACGTACAGCGTGCCGAAATCCAGTCTCAGATTGACAGCCTTCGCAATCAGATGAGCGACAACCACAACAGCGACTTGTTGATGGGAGCAATCCAGGGCAACAACCAGGACTTGAAGACTTTGGCGGCTAACTTGAATTGCGACTTCAATGCGTTGCAGTCTTCCGTTTGCGGCATCCAGGCAGCAATCCAAGATGTAGGCGGCAAGGTTGGTTTCAGCGCAGAGCGAGTAATCAACGCAGCGAACCTCGGAAACCTCAACATCATCCAGCAGTTGAAGGACTGTTGCTGCACCACCCAGCAGAACATCAACCGTATGGGCTACGAGAACCAGCTGGGGCAGAAGGACATCATCAACGCAATGCAGCAGGGGTTCTGCTACACCAATACTGGGCTGGAGCGAGGTTTCAGTAACCTCGGCAACCTCATCCAGACGGTCGTTTGCGACTTGAAGAACTCGGGCAAGGACAACACCCAGCGCATCGTTGATGTTCTCAACAACCACTGGCAGCAGGACTTGCAGATTCAGCTCGAGGACAGCAAGCGCAGAGAACAGACTGGTTTCATTATCCAGCAGCTGAAGACCACCACAACCACCACTGGAGCGTAGTAGGTCCAAACAAAATCTATCAAGGGGCAACTCGCTGTGTTATCAGTGAGACCCCTTTTTGTCTATTTATCGAATTATCTAAAAAGAGCGCATTATGGAATTTAAGAATATACAGAGAAATCACCCGGTCTATCTGCTAGACAAGCAGACGGTGGAAGTTAAGGAAGGCAAGGTCGTAGACAACCAGCCGCACATCAACACTGGCATCGCAACCATTTCCAGCAGCGGACAGCCAATGCGAGACGTAACAATCGAGGTGGATGGAAAGCAGACAATCTACACTATCCCCGAACACCTGGGAGTAACCTTTGCAGGCGAAACCGTACTGGCAACCGATAAGGCAGACCTTTTGCCCGAAGTTGGGAAATTGGTAAATGAAGCCGATGAGATAATCAAGGCATACGAGCCAAGCAAGGAGCGGAAAGCCAAGGGCGAAGAACTTCTTGCGGCTTTGAACCCAGCCATCAAGGAGAAGCAGGAAACCGAAAAGCGTTTCAAGGCACTTGAGGGCGATATAAGCGGCATTCGTGGCATGGTTAAGCAATTACTCGACAAACTAGGATAGGAGGGCGCACAATGAAGAAAATAATCGTTTTGCGCCATTCTTGCGATAGAGAGGAAGAGCGACACCAGCACCAAGAGAGCGACATCATCCACAGCTTACCATACGAGAAGGCAGCAAAGGCACTCATGGGAGCCAGCGGATATGTAGCATACGTTGCCAAGCACGGCTACCACTTCACGAAGCAGCTAGCAATCAAAGCAAGCGAGCAGATGAAGAACGTAGACGGAACGAGCCACCGATGGACGGTAGACGAAATCCGGCTGGCAACAAACAACGAGATAATCTCAAAGGGTACGACACTCGGGGATATTCTCTATTTGGCTAATATGGCTTATGCGGACTTCTACCCGAAGGTAATCAAGACCGAGAGCGACTGCGTACAGTATGCTATTGCCGTAGCTAGTGATCCGGACGGATATGAGGGTATGGCATTCTGCAGGTGGACGGCAGACATCATCGGAAATGGAGTTACAATTGACTGGGAGAAATTGGAATAATCAAAAAAATAAATTGATATGAGCGAAGTATTTCACGATTTTCAGGTGCACCACCTTTATCTGTGCGCCCTAGTAATTTTTATCTGTTTCGCTACAATTCTGATAGCGATGACAATTGACCTGATAGCAGGCATACAGAAGGCGAAGGAACTGCATGTTGCAAGAACGTCAACCGGGTTGAAGAAAACGTGCGACAAGGCAAAGAAGTATTTTCCTACATTTCTCATCGCTGCGCTTATGGACGTAGCTACGTGCATCATATCTCCCTTCCCTATGTTCGCCATCGCCTGGACGGTGTATCTGCTTTTGTGCGAGTTTAAGAGTATCCGGGAGAAGGCATACGAGAAGGCTGAGATACGCAAGCAAGACCGCACGATGCAGGTGATCCTCGAAAATAAGGACGAGATTGCGAAGGCGGTTGTCGAGATAATGAAAGAAGAGCGGAAGAAAGGAGGAGACAATGAGGATAACTAGAGCGCAACTTCTAAAGGTAATGCCGAATGCAGGCAGCAGGGCAGACACCTACCTTCCAATCATCAACGGATGGGCAGAGCATTTCCACATCAATACTCCTTTGCGTATGGCGCACTATCTCGCACAGATTGCCCACGAAAGCGGTGAGCTCAGATATACAAAGGAACTGGCAAGCGGCAGAGCCTACGAGGGCAGGAAAGACCTCGGAAACACCCAGCAGGGCGATGGCGTGAAGTATAAGGGCAGGGGATTGATACAGATTACCGGGCGAGCCAACTACCGGAAGTATGCAAATTATTGCGGCTTCGATGTTGTGAACAGTCCCGAACTTCTGGAGCGTTCTCTGGGAGCAACGAAATCCTCGATGTGGGTATTCGACACCTTCGGCTGCAATGAGTTGGCAGACCAAGACAACTTGAAGGCTATCCGCAGAAAGATAAACGGAGGGTACAACGGACTGGCAGCCTGCGAGAAGTATTTGAAGCGAGCCAAGGAAGCCTTGAAAATCAAGGTGCCTGCGTAATAAACACATCAATCTAAAGTTTATAAAGTATGGAAAATTCAAGAAAAGGGCGAAATTTGCGTTCTGTGGCGTTTTTTCTCGTCATGCTTATAATTACCCCACTTTTAATTTTGGGCTGTTCCTGCGCCAAAACAGCGCAAAATAACACGGTTTATCACGACAGCACACACACCAGTGCAAGACGTGACAGCGTGAACCAGCGACAGATCCACTGGCAGGACACCCGGCAGGGCGACACCGTAATCAAGCAGGACAGCGTGCTGGTGTACATCAAGGGCGACACTGTAATCAAAGAGCGGTGGCACAATCTTACGACCACCAGATGGAAGACAACGACCAAGACGGACACCATCGTGGGCGACATTTACACATTCGTGACCGACACCATAAAGGTCAAGTATTACGTGAACCGATACAAGACCAAGGAGGTAGAGAAGCCAGTGGGCACATGGCACAAGATAAGATTATTCGCTGGCGATTGCGTATTGCTATTCCTGACAATCTTTGCGGTTTGCTGGATAAAGGAGCGCATCAAGAAGAGAGTTCAATAGGTTCAATCATAATATCAATCTTTAAAAGGGCAGGAAGCGCAGGAGAGCGTTTTTCTGCCCATTTTTTTTGTGCGAAGAACACTTTTCATTGAGAGAAAAGGGGTAAGAGTTAGATTATATTCATTCTAGCTAGCTAATGCGTGCAGGTTATTATTATATAGAGCGTGGAAAGCGTACCGAAAACAGCCGAAAACGTACCGAAAATAGCTGTGCTTACGACATAAACAGCCAATAAAAGTTAAAATATTAATATCTTTCGGGAAAAGTTTTGGTAGAACCGAAAAATATTAATATCTTTGCACTGTGTTTAGGAGATAAGTACATTAAACATTCAGTAACTAAGCCCTAGGCAACACGGTTAAGCCAGAGAAAAATGAAAAAGCCAAATTCAAACGTTTTAGAGTTCACAACAAAGTTTATCAACTCAAACTTCCGTATTAAGGTCTTCGGACGCACAGAGGATGGCAAGAAGATAAACACACTCGTAGGAGTAAGCGGAATCTTGAAGCTCATCGGAGCAGAACTCTTCAATAAGTTTATCAAGCGAGCATTGAAGGCTGGTATGGACGCTTGCCGCTGCGCTTTGAGGCGTGGACTTGTAGTTACATTGTATGCTAAGTAATCAAGGGAGGACAGAGAAATGGCAAGAGCAAAATATTACATCAAGAAACAGGTTGAAGGCGAGGAAATCGAGGAGTTGGAAAACTTTACACGCAAGGACAAGGCAGAGCAATTCTTGAACGGCTTGTTTCGGGAATATAAAAAAGCCGATAATTTTTATCCACACTGGGTACGTCAAGGTTATTTCAAGACTGAATTTGCATGCTTAGGATTGAATCGTACAACAGAGTATTGGATTGAAAAGTATTAACCAGCAGGGCGCAAGCCCTGCACAATATATCAAAATATGAAACAATACATTTTGAACGGCAAAAATAGCCTTGGGCAAGTTGATAGTCACATCGAAGACTACAGAACCAAGGAGATAATGGAGGAAAGGTTTTCTCGAATTAAGGAAACCTTCAGGAACAACCCATTTGCAGAAATGATGGAAGAAGGAGACCGACACTTCAAGGTTAAAATGGGTGGAGTGACATACAAGTATTACATCACTGAACGAGAAATCTAAATTTGGCAAGATATGAAGGAATACGACAAGATACCAGCACAAGCAGTGGTCGAGGTAACGACCAGCTGGGGAAGAACCTGCCTGCGAGAGATAGGGCGAGACCTCAAGGAAGGCACGGTGCTCGATGGCTATTATTATCCGGTAAGCAAGGCTTTCGACTTTAATTGGAAGGGAGAGGGAGTAATGCTGTGGATCGGGGACAACGGAAGGCTTGTCAGTCTCGGAGAAGGACAAAAGCATAAATACATGATGCTTGGTCGTCTATTATCCGATTGCAAGTACTTCCTTCGCAATCCATACGAGCGACACCTCTATTTCCAGAGCATCGCCCGGCATTGCAAGGAAATGCGCCAGTACTGGATGGAGCTTAACATCAAGCCGGAGTGGTTATCTTATAATCAGATCGGCAGGCTTGAGCACAAGATGAACAGAATGAAAACGAAGTTAGATAGGCAATTTAAAAAAGACAGACAAAGAATATGGCAAAGTTTATCAAAGTGAAATCTAACGCATATCGTGAGATTCTAGTAAACAAAGAACACATTTTGCTTTTCCGAGAAAGCCAAAATGGGACAGTTATAAAGCTTAATGCACCTTTTAATGGTGACACCGTTACTATTTATACAGAAGAGGATTATGAATCCTTCAAAGAAAGAGTATTAAACAATAATATAATTATTAGATTATGGCAACACTTATTAGAGCGACTGGCGAGCAGATAACCGTTAAGCCTGCCAGCGGTGGTAAATTTACCTTGGAGGAACTTCAAGGATTCGTGAGCGGTTTTATTGAGCGCATTGACCTGGAGAACGGCAAGGCGATGTATATTAACGAAGATGGCAAGGCGTTGCAGATGAAGCGCAATATTGCGGCAACTGTCTGTTTGCAACAAAGAGGGTGCTTGCAGGGTGATTATATCGCTGGCGATGCGGTCATTCTTGATTATTCAGAGGAGGATTGATGTATGGCTAATATATATATTACCAAAGAGGAATATGATGCAATATCTTTTTGCTCGGAGGAGATTACATCATTAGTTGAAGGAGGAGCAGAAGATGAATACGTAAAAGAAGCAGATAATGCGTTAAGGTCAATTGCATCAATTCAACGTAAGTATCGTAAAGCACTGAAGCGTGAGAATGCTCTTCAAGATGCCAAGGCTGCAGTTAAGAAGTTGCACCCAGAGTTAAAGGGAGAATTTTACAACAAGTTAGTTAAGAATGTAGCAGAACAATTAATAAACGGAGGTAAAAATGGCAAAGATTAAGAGAACGAAGAAGGGTGCAGGCGCAACGGTCAAGCTAGTTGGCATACAGATAGACAACGACCTGCTGCCTTTCCTCAACGCATTGCCCAACAAGTCACGATTTATCAATGATTTGTTGAGGAAGAAATTTTTTGGCAAATAATTTGGTGGTTTCAAAGGAAAAGCGTACCTTTGCATCACTGAATGTTTAAAGTGGTCTCCACTTATTACCCCAGCGGCTCGACTTTTTCACCACTGGGGTATTTTTATGCTCTTTTCCCGATTTACCCCGAAATTTGCGTTCTGTGGCGTTTACGTGGTAAGTACGTAAAACTATCCCCAAAAACAATTTGAGCCGTTTCTGCGGCAAATTCGCAAGAAATAAGGCTATTTTTTGTTGTACAGCACGTAATCAATAACCCTGCGGTTTGCTTCATCTACTCTCGATAGGTCTGCATTGATGTAGGTATCAGTTACTCGGACACCGAACGAGTGACCCAGCGCAAGCGACACCACGTCCTTTTGTATACCAATGTTGAAGGCTATAGATGCCCACGTATGGCGAGCGTAGTACGTAGTAAGCCCTGGGCGCACCTTTGCGAGTTTCTTATTAATCATGACCGTTGCAACATCAACGTTCCTGAAATGCTCCGAGAAACGAAGCAACTTCTTTTCCCCTTTGTACTTCTCGATGATTCGGAGAGCTTCTGGATGAAGAAGGATGGAGTAATGCCTGCCAGTCTTAGCCCGGTCGTATTCCAGTCTACCACGGACGATATTCTCCTTTGTCAAGGCGAACAAGTCACTCACATTGATACCAATCAGCAGGAACATAAGCAGGAACATATCGACCAGCTCATCACCACCAGCTTCGAAGATAGAGCGGATTTCCTCAACCGACAAATTTCGCTTTTTCGTTGTCTCAAGCCGTAGACTGTACCTGCGGAAAGGGTAGTTTTTCGTCTGATCATTATCTATCGCAAGGTTGAAGACAGCAGCGACACAGAGCATCCTGCTGGCTCTTGTATTCCTCGACAAGCCTTCCTTTGCCATGAACGCATCGAAATCTTCAAGCCAAGAGCGGTTAATCTCATCGTATGTAAGCAGAGCCGCTTTTTCCTTCCCTAGGAAAGCTTCAATCTTTGCCCAAGTATATTTATATCTGTTTATCGTGTTCTCTTTCAGATTCCTGCCCTCGTAGGCAATGAAGCCATCACGAAGCAGGGCGACCTTTTCCCTTGCAGGCTCGGCTTCAAGCATGATTAAGTCCCGGAGTTCCCTAGCCGTAATATCTCCCCGGTATGTTTCCCTGCATTGCGTCTTCATCATCATTCTGTTGTAGAAATTAAGACGGTCAAGAAGAAAGTCGTTGATAGCATCACGATCCGGACGCTTTCGCACCTTGCAAGCCCTTTTATCCCACTCATCTTTCTTGCAGTATTGATTGAGGGAAATGAAGGCAGTCCCACCGTGATGGTTGACGGAAAGCCGGATGGAGAACGTGCCATCCTGCCTTTTTACCCTCGTATCTAAATATAGTCTAAGTGTTGCCATAATTCCGTGCAGTTTTTGTTCTGTTTATTTTCAGCGTTAAGAGCCGCAATTGTGCAACATGGTGCATGATTGCGGCATTTTCAAGTTATCAGAGCATCAGAGAACCCCTTTAAATACTGGGAAAACCAGTAAAGTTGTACTTAAAATCATAGTCTTTTCCTTTCTTTTTTATGTTATTATCAATGTTATTT